CGCGACAAATACGATACCAGCAAAGGCGACGCGCCCGACCAGGATAGCGGGCCGAGCTCGCCCGGCGATTCCATCCCGTACGCACCGGATGACATTTAATGCGATTCTCCACGCGCACCGTCGGCGACCGGATGCACAATGCGATCAAGCGCGTCACCGTCGAGACGACCAACGAGGACCCGAAATTTCGCGAGGCGCAAGTCAGTCTTTACACGCAAGAAAAGCAAAAGGAGATCGAGCATTTCGAGCCGTACGGCCTGACCTCGCGCGTCAAGCAACCGACGCAAGGACAGGACGGCGGCAAGGAAAAGGCCGAAGGGCTCATGGTGTTTACCGGCGGGAACCGTTCGCATGGCGCGCTCGTCGTCGTCGGCGATCGCCGCTATCGCTTGAAGGGTTTGAAAGAGGGCGAGGTCGCGCTTTACGACGACCAGGGCCAGAAAGTTCACATTACCCGCGACGGCACATTCGTCGACGGCGGCAAAAGCAAAAAGCCGGTCACCGTCACCGTCGGCAATGCGACCGCCTATGTGTCCGACGGGCAGATTAAAACCAAGGTCGGCGTCCGCGCCGTCTATATCCGCAACAATCCCGACCGCATCGACCTCGGCAAGAAAGACGCGCCGCACGCGGTCATGACGGTCGACGGCCCGAGCACAAAGGTGTTTGCCGTGATCGACGAGCCCGACGATGGCTGATCTCCGGCTTTACGACATTGCCACGCCGGTCGTCGTCACCTTCGACCTCTTGCAAAAGCGCGACAACCTGATCGACGAAACCGAGGCGCTCGCGACCGCGGTCATGGTCGCGCTCGGCACCGACGCCCGCGCCAATGCCGACGATATCCTGCCCGACGCGCAATTGACCAACGATAACGACCGGCGCGGATGGTGGGCCGACAGCAACGCGGACTCCATCTGGAACGGCTGGCCGATCGGCTCGCGGCTATGGTTGCTGGCGCGGCACAAGATCACCGACAACACCGCGCGCCAGGGCTCGACGATCGCGCGCGTCGACACCTATATCCGCGAGGCGTTGCGGCCGTTCACCGAGCAAGGCATCGCCTCGCGCGTCGACGTCGAGGTCACGCGGCCGGAGCTGCAAAAGATCGTCGCGCGCGTCACGCTCTGGCGCGGGCCGTTGCCGGCGATTCAATTGCAGTATCAGGCGCTATGGTCGGAAATAGGAGGTTAAGCCCTTGCCTTGGTCAACCCCGAGCCTCGATGACGTCCGCAAGCAAAACCGCGACTACATTACCGCGCGCCTTCATTCGGCGGCGATGGTGCCGAATAGTGTCTTGCGCGTCCTCTCCGACGCCAATGCCGGGCTCGCGTTTCTCGTCTTGCTCTATATTGATTGGCTCGCGCTGCAATTGTTGCCCGACACTGCGGAGACGGAATGGCTCGACCGCCATGCCGCGATATGGTTGCCGGCCAACGGGCGCAAGGCCGCGACGTTCGCATCCGGCTCGGTCACCGCAACTGGCATCAACGGCTCGATCCTCCCGCAAGCGTCGCAATTGACCGGCGGCGCCAGCGGCGACGTGCTTTACGAGACGCTTGCACAAATCACCGTCGGCACCGGGCCGACGCCGGTCGACGTGCGCGCCGTCGATCCCGGCCTCGCCGGCAATCTCGACCAGGGCTCGAGCCTTGCGTTCGTCAACGCGATCGCCGGCGTCGATGGTGCGGTAACCGTCGTCGTCATGGACGGCGGCGTCGACGTCGAAAGCGACGACGAGCTCCGCATCCGCGTGCTTGAGCGAATCCAGCAACCGCCAATGGGCGGCGCCGCTTATGATTATGTCGCATGGGCAAAACAGGTGCCCGGCGTGACGCGCGCCTGGGCGATTCCCGAGCAAGGTCCCGGCACAATGACGGTGCGGTTTTTGATGGACGACCTTTACCCCGACGATGACGGTTGGCCGCAACCCGCCGATATCGAGACGGTCGCCGACTATATCGACCTCAAGCGCCCGGTCACGGTCAAGGATTGCTACGTCATGGCGCCGATCAAGCAATTCCTCGACATGACGATCACAAATTTGGTAAGCGGCGACGCCGCGACGCAAGCAGCGATCGAGCAATCCATCCGCGACATGCTTTTCGTCAAGGCGGCGCCGGGGCAAACGATCTATCGCTCATGGGTCGAGGAAGCGATTTCGAACGCGGTCGGCGAGGATCACCATAACCTGACCTTTGCCGACGCCGTCATGCCGGCGCCCGGCTATATGGCGGTGCTCGGGACAATTCTTTACGCATGACCGACAGGCACGTCCGACGGAGCGGCGACGACTACGTCGACGCCCTGGCGGCGCTATTGCCGACCGGGCCGGCCTGGCCGCGCGAATACGACTCGACATTGATGCGGTTGATCGGCGGCGAGGCACAAATCTGGGGCGACGTCGACGGCCGCGCCGCCGATTTGCTGGAACGCGAAAGCGATCCGCGCCAAACCATCGAATTGTTGCCGGATTGGGAACGCGCGTTTGGCTTACCCGATCCCTGTTACACCGCGCCGCAATCCGTCGCCGAGCGGCAACGCGCGCTCGTCATGCGGATGACCATGCTCGGCGCGCAATCGCGCGCGTTCTTTATCGGCGTCGCCGCGCAAATCGGCTACACGATCACGATTACCGAGTACCGCACCTTTGTCGTTGGCATGGATCGCGTCGGCGACGCGCGCGTCTATGGCGACCTGCCGCCCGATCCCATGCGGAACGAGTGGGGCGTCCCGATCATGAACGCCCGCGGCGACGCGCCGGTCGCCGACGGCGAGCTCTCCGAATATCCGTATTACGGGCTCGGGCCGGATACCAACCGCTTTTACTGGACCGTGCATGTCGACCAGGCAAAGCTCACCTGGTTTCGCGCCGCGTCCGGTCAATGCGGCGTCGATCCACACTTGCGGATCGGCCTCGCCGATGATCTTGAGTGCTTGCTCGGTCGCCTGAAACCCGCACATACGCAAATCATCTTTGACTATTCCGGCTTGAGCAATCCCGGCGATCAGATGGCCGGAACACCTTAAACGAGGACGCGATGAAATATAACCAACCTTACGGCGTGAGCGATCCCAATGCGCCGTACATCAACGGCAACCCGTCGACCGGGACAATGGGCTCGATCCCGCCGGCGGCCTCGATCGAAAACCCGCAACGCGAGATCGTCAATTTAATTGCCGCTTGCGGCCTGACGCCCGACGACGCCGACTTGCTGCAACTGGCGCGCGCGGTCCAAAGCGGCGAAGTTGCGTATGGTGTCGATACCGGCTCGGCAACGGCCTACGCGGTCGCGCTCAATCCGCCATTGCTTGCCTATACCGAGGGCCTGGCGCTCTGGGTGCTGCCGGCCAATGCCAACAGCGGGCCGGCGACGTTCAATGTCAACGGGCTCGGCGCCCGCAATATCGTGCGGCGCGGCGGGGCGCCGTTGTCGGCGGGCGACATGCCGCAAGGCTACAAGTCGTTGCTCACCTACAACGCCTTGCATAGCAATTTCGAATTGTATGGTACCGGGTTCACGCCGGCCGGGTTCCTCCCGGTCCTCACCGCCAATATGACGCTCTATGTCAACGGCGGGACCGGCGACGATTCGCTCTATGACGGCACGGCGGCAACCGTGAGCGGGCCGCACGGCCCATTCAAGACAATCACGCGAGCAATGGCCGAAACATTCAAGTACGGCCCGTCGCTTTACACCATGACGATCAACGTCGCGGCCGGGACCTATAATGAGACGGTGCAAACGCCACAAGTGCGCGGGCCGTCCATCATTCTCAACGGCGCGGGAGCCACGAATACGTTTGTCACTGGCGCGACCGACACGCATACGTTTTTTTGCGGCAACGGCAACGTCATGACGATTCAGAATATTTGCGGGAGCGCCACGCTCGGCACCTATGGACCGCCAAGCATTTATGTCGCTTACAACGGCGGCCTGATGGTGACCAATAACACGGCGTCCAATTCCGCAGTCGGGTCGGTATTTTGGGCGGACAATTCTGGATTGTTGACGATTGGCAACCATACGTTCAATGCGAGTAGTAGCATCCTCAACGCCTTTTATGCCGCCAATGCGGTCATCGCCCTCTATGCGCAAAATCCGAAAACGGTTTCCACCTATTCATTCGGCGGCCCGGTTGCCGTATCAGGCGCGGTTGCCGTTGCCCTGGGCGGCGGCTCGATCTGGGCCTCGGGCGCGCCTTACACAAGCGTTTTTGCCAACGGCGGTTTTGCCACCGGCCAGAAATACAACGTCAGTCTGAACGGCGTCATCGTCACGCAAGGCAACGGAATCAACTGGTTCCCAGGGACCATTGCGGGCGCGACCAGTACGGGCGGTCAATATTCCTGATTGGAGCGAGCAACAACATGGCCGTCGTCAACATCACCGTGACGAACGACGCGGATTTTTATCGCAAGTTTCAATACATCATGTCGACGTCGGGCGCGCCGATCAACATGAGCGGCGCCTCGCTGGAAATGATGCTCCGTCGCCACGCCGAGGACGTCGAGGCGCTCTTGCGGCTGGCGACCGATACCGGCGAGATCGTCTTGACCGATCCGTTGCATGGATTGTTTACCGTCATGATCCGCCAGGATGCGCTTGCGCGTCTCGGCCTCGGCAGTTTCGATCATTCGAACATCATGACGCAAGGCGGCCTCAAGACGAAAATATGGTCGGGCACGCTGACCAATAGCGCCGGGCCGACACGATGAGTGACGTCGACACCGCAACCGTTCGCGACGTTACCATTGATCCGGCCGCCGGCGCCGTCGTCGTCCTCTATCCCGACGACGTCGAGACGATCGCGACCGGCGAGCAAGGGCCGCCGGGACCGCCCGGTACGCCCGGCGGGCCGCAAGGGCCGCAAGGACCGCCGGGCTTGCCGGGACCGGCGGGACCAACCGGGCCAACCGGCGCGAACGGCGTGCAAGGTCCGAAAGGCGATCCCGGCCCGACCGGCGCAACCGGCGCGACGGGCTCTCAGGGCATCCAGGGACCGGGCGGCGCGATCGGCCCGCAAGGTCCGCAAGGCGATCCTGGGCCGACCGGCCCGCAAGGTCCGCAAGGCGTACCGGGAACGGATGGCGCCGGCGCGCCCGCCACCGTGCCGCCGCTCATGGACAGCACGGCGGCGGTCGGCACGTCGCTGTTGTTCGCGCGCCAGGACCATGTGCATCCGAGCGATACCTCGCGCGCCGCCGACGCCAGCGTCGTAAAAATCACCGCGCAATCGCTGACCGCGCCGCAACAGCAACAGGCGCGACAAAATATATACGCCGCGCCGTTCGATGCGATGGCTTACGGCGGCTTGCAAATTAACGGCGGCATGGAGGTGAGCCAGGAGAACGGCGCCGCGACCGTCGCCGTATCCGCCACATCAAAATACGTTGTCGATGGCTGGACAGTTTCGTCGATCGGGACGCAAGTGTTATCGGCACAACAAAACGCGGCGTTGTGTCCGGCGGGTTTCATCGCGTCATTGTCCATCGGCGTGACAACGGCCAACGCCGCGCCCGCCGCCGGGCATTACTGTACGTTTATCCACAAGATCGAAGGCTATCGCGTTGCACGGCTGGCATGGGGCACCGCCAACGCTCAACCGATCACGCTAAGTTTTTGGGTCTACGCCAATCGGCCCGGCAATTATTCCGGGGCGATTCAAAACGGCGCGGGCAACCGTTCCTACCCGTTTTCCTTTACTGTCAATGCGGCAAGCACCTGGGAATATAAATCAGTCACCATCCCCGGCGATACGACGGGCACCTGGCCGAAAGACAACAACGCGGCAATGGCAATTGGTTTTGCCATGATGGTCGGCACGACTTTTGCGGGACCGGCCGGCGCATGGGCGGCGGCGACTTATCTCGGCGCAACCGGCAGTATCAACGGCGTTGCCGCGACGTCCGACGCGATGCTGATAACCGGCGTGACCGTGCATCCCGGCAATGAAGCGCCCTCTGCTGCACGGTCGCCGTTCGTGATGCGGAGTTACCCGCAGGAGTTGGCGGTGTGCCAGCGGTACTGGCAATTAGTCTATCCAGAAGCGCGATGGTCCGCGACAACCGGATCGGTATGGATGATCTACGTCCACATGCTTTCGGTGGAAATGCGCGGCCTTCCCACGATAGCACAACTTGCGCCGGGAATATCCGGCAACGCTTCCGCCTTCACGCTTAATGCCTTGTCTGGCAGAGAATTGCGGGTGCAACTCACCAGTGCTGCCGCCGGGGACTGTTATTGTATGCAGCGTACCTTTTCGCTGGACGCGAGGCTGTAATGGCCGACTATCAACTCACCGACAGCGACGTTGTGATCCGCACAATGGACGCCGCGCACATTCCCGCCGATCCGGCCAACCGCGACCGCGTCGAGTACGAGCAATGGCTCGCCGACGGCGGCGTGCCCGATCCGTATGTGCCGCCCGATCCGGTGCCGCCCGATCCCGCGCCGGAAACGACGGTGCTCTACGATCATGAAAACCGCTTGCGCTCGCTTGAGGGCGCGCCGCCGCTGACGCTCGGCGAATTTCTCACCAAGGCGACGCAACCCGCATCGCAACCAAAGCGCAAACGCAAATGACGCTCAACCTCAAAGGCAAGGTTTCCTGGTTCGGCGGGCCGAACGACGACGGCGTTGCGCCCGACGAGGGCCTCGCGTTTATCTATGACGTCGATACCGCGCCGCATTTGTTTCTGAGCTATCAACCGCAAGGCACGACCGGCCTCGCGCGTCGGCTCAATCCGCAAGCGTACTACATCGCGACACGATGGGATTACGGCGAGACGCCGCCGCCGGTTTTGCTCGAGGAAATGGCGCTCGTCACCGCGCCGAAAACCGGCCGCTCGATCAAGGTCTATCCGGCCGATTGGGGACCGCACGAGGACACCGGGCGCGTCGCCGATATCTCGCCGGGCGCGATGGAAGCCCTTGGCATTACGACCGACGACGAGGTCGAGGTCGTTTTCCCGTACACGTCGCGCGGCGCAGTGCCGGTTGCGTTTAACCGGATCGTCATATCGTCCGGTCACTCCATGAAATGCCAGGGCGCCAACGGAATCTTGAACGAGGTCGACGAGGCCAGGCGCGTTGTCGAGGCGCTCGCCGACGAGCTCCGCGATAGTGACGTCGACGTTGTGACGTTTCACGACGATACGAGCACAAGCCAAAACGAAAACCTCAACACGATCGTCGACTTTCATAACGCGCATTTGCGCGACCTCGACATATCGGTGCATTTCAACGCCTACACGGAAACGACCTCACCGATGGGAGTTGAGGTACTCTGGATTACGCAAGCGACGCTCGCCGAGCATGTCGCCGCGGCGATCGCCTCGGTCGGCTTTATCAACCGCGGCGCCAAGAAACGCACCGACCTGTATTTCCTCAATCAAACGCAAATGCCGTCAATCTTGATTGAGGTGTGCTTTGTTGATAGCTCGGCCGACGCCGAGCTCTATCGCGCGCGCTTTGGCGAGATCGTGACCGCGATCGCCGCCGTGCTCACCGGTGAGTACCAGGTCGCGCAAGCCAATGGGTAACGCCGGCAAGGTCGCCGCCTTTGCCGTTGTGATGATCCTGGCGGTCGGCGGTATGATCTATTCGCAAAGCACCGCACAACCATTAAAGCCGGCATGTGTCACCGACGAGGACCGCGTCCATATCCGCGCGCAGGTGCTTGCGGCGGTTGATGATGCGTTCAGGGACAACGTCAAGCACCTGTTCGCTGGCTGGCTCAAAGACGCAACGAGACAGCCAGAACGCGCATCTGCCGGATTGCAGAGTTCGATTGTTGTGTATCAACGTGTGCGCGCCGATGCGCTGAAATGGAGCCCACCGAGTTGCTAATTGCCCGGCGATAGCACCTCCTCACCGGGCGGTAGGCGGCCCGCGCCTGTAGCGGGGGATTTCTCCGACGATGAAACGACTCGGCCCGCCCTCACGGGGCGGGCCTTTTTTATTTGCGCCGTTTGATAACGGTATAGGCGACGATAAATGTCGCGGCCTGCGCGAGAATGGAAGCAAGCAGATAGGCGTTATCAAAGCCGTCGATCATTGGCCGGCCTTGTTTTGTCAATGCGGCGAAGCTCGCTCGATACCGATCGTTTGATTGCGATCAGCGACAAAATCG